TGAACCTCAACAGTAGAACCATTTTTATGAATAACAGTAAATACGCCTTCGTTATTAGTATCAATCTTTCTAATGTAAATTTCTCTTTCTCCTACACCTGTTGCTTCTGTTGCTACGGTTGTTCCTACATCTATACCTGTTCCTGCTGAACCTGTTCCTCTATATGTTGTACTACTTTGGTTTGTGAATGCGTGTGTTGCTGTTGCACCACCGGCAGCTCCACCACCGCCACCACCCCATTCATACCATACTGTTCCTCTTCTTACAACTACTGTTGGAACAGTTTCTGAAAGGGTTTTATCAGCCTCATCTAATAGGACAAATTGGTCTGCTGAAGGACTTGCTTGGTGTTTAAGTGTAATTGTATCTCCTGTATCTGCATAGAGGAATTTATACTGGTCATTAGCTCCACCAGTTAAGGATGAAAAATCATCTGCTGTACCTGATTCAGCTGCTGCAATAATTGATGTTTCTCCACCACTTGCAATTGCATCTGTTGATAATGTTATTGTTTCGGGGGTATAAGTCAAATCTCCTGATAAAGATACATCACCAGTGAATGTTTTGTCTCCTGTAAATGTCTGAGTGGTACTCAAATGTGCTGTGTCTGCATCCAAGTTAGCAGATGGTAATACTCCTGTTACACCTGTAGTTAATGGAAGACCGGTACAATTTGTTAAAGTTCCAGCAGATGGTGTTCCTATATCGGGGGTAGTTAAACTAGGGCTTGTTCCGAACACCAATGCTCCACTTCCGGTTTCGTCAGATATTACTCCTGCTAGTTGTGCAGAAGTGGTTGCTGCGAACTGTGCAAGTGTTCCAGATGTACTTGCATCTCCTACTGTATTTTCTACTATTTGGTAGTATGATGTTCCTCTTCTCATTAATATTAGTGGAACTGTTTCTGATAGTGTTATGTTTGAGGCTGAGGTTGTTATGATTGCTGCTTCTCCTGCCCCCGGAGTTTGGTTGTGTCTTACAGTGATAGTGTCACCAGAATCTGCGAATAAGTATAATTTATCATTGGCATTTGTTTCAGAGTATGTGATTAAATCAAAGTCGTCAGAAGTACCTGACTCTGCTGCTACAATTGTAACTGAATCTGTTGGGGTGATTTTTCCTGTTGCTAGTGTTTTGGTTGATTCTGTATACCCCTCCATTCCTGATTCATCGTGACCAGCATTCCATTCATTTGTACCTACTGGAGAAGAACCATCATCTGCTACAACGACTACTGTGGAGTGGTCATATTTAGAATTACGTGCCATTATGCCTTGAACCTCCTAACTTTGCCATTACTGTTTCTTAGTGTTACTCTTACATCTTCTTTGAATTGAACTTTCTCCACGACTCCTGAGCCACGGTTAATTTTTTCTAATAGTTTAAATAAACCCCCAAGTGAGTTTCTAAAACCCATGAGGTTATACTCCATTAAAAGTGTGGTTCACGAATATTTTTAGTGTATCTGCTGCTGTCTTGTCGAAGCTTGAGATAGACCAGTGGGTTAACAGTTTTGTTGCCCCTGAAGGAGATGCTCCACCAACGTGAACACATCCACCAATAATACCTGTTTGGTTAAAGTCACCAGTAGTCCATGAGGTAAGCCATGTAACTACATCGGTTCCTGCACCTGTATTGTCGGTATCAGAGTCATTTGTTAAAGGATAAGTACCATCAATTGCTTTTCTAGAAGCAGTAACAGGGGTTGTTAATTCATTATATGTATCAGCTTTTGCTGGGGTTGCAGAACCTGTTCTAAGTTCCATTCTACCACTTGTACCATCGAAATCACTTGTTGGTGTTTCGGCTGCTGACATTTCAGCGTAATATAAATCTCCATCGTTTGTTACGATGTTATGAGTATAATTCCAAGTTTTATCCATAGTATCCATATTTTGTCTTACAATACAGATGTTATTTGCTGGGTCTAATTCTACACCTCTTTTGATGAAATTAGGTAAGTGGTCTTTCCAAGAAGTGAATTTCTCTAGTCTTGAATCAACTGAATCAAAGTTTGCTTCTCTAATTTCCATCTTAATTAAAGGAGGACATTTCTACCTTATAAAGATTACTTTCTAAATATTCTTGGTTTTTAATGTATTATCAGAAGCACTCTCGTCCGTCTCAACCAATCTTTTCTGGAGGTCAAATGAATCAAACATATGTTCCCCTATCTGTAAGGTTGTTCTCATGCTTGGATATTCGTATGTGATTGACCTTAGAACTCCTGTTGTATCTATGGATTTTATGTTATTTACTACTGTTGGTTTGATATTCTCCCGGACTGAATTTACTAATAATGGTGCTATAACTTGATATCTTTCATTAATATCCTTTCTACCTACATCTGTACCGTTTACGAAATTATTGGCAAATGTGTTAAGATTGTTTTCTTCTGGTAATTGGGGAACTACCAATCTTCTTGCATATCTTCCTATACCTGATATGTTTGACGCTTCCTTTCTTTTGATTAATGTGGTATCTTCATAGTCATAAAATATTGTTGCTGTTACAGCTCCAGACAAAGCAGGTGTAAATGTAATAAGTTTCTTTTCTATGTCTACTGAGAATGTAGAACCTTCAGATAAATATGCTGATGTGCTGTCTTGTATTCTTACGTTTAATGGACTTTCTGATGTGGTGAATGTTGATATTCCTGAACCTGTTGTTTGTACTTTTGTTTTTGTTGCGTTTCTCCCCACAACTTCTAAATCATTCACTGTTGTAGTATCATCTTTACCAGATGAAATTATCTTATATCCTATAGCATTTTCATATCTTATTCTTGATGCTTGTGGGTCTTCTGTAATTAAAACCTGTCTTGCATTAAGCCAAAATATATTCTGATTCATTAATGTAAGTATTTCTAAATTTTTTAGTAATGTTCCTGTTGCTAGATATTTTGCTACATTAACTCCACCACCTCCACCTCCAGAAGCAAATAACACGTTTTCATCAACTTTGCCAAGAATATCATGTATAATATCCTCTGTGTTTTCGGTTGATTCGAATGCGTTTAACGTTCTGCTTGATGTGTTTTCACCGAAACTAGGTGCTCCTGCATCGAGAATTTCTTTGTTTAATTCTGTCTTAAATAAAAGTTGATTTATACTTCTAATTGATATTGTCTTAGATGATGTGTTCTCTTTTATCTTCCAAACTCTTCCTCTAAGTTTCATAGTAGACCATTGTGGTTTTGCATGGAATATGTTATTTGCTTGTGTTTCTGTAAGTTTACCATTATAAATTCTTAATTGATAAATCTGTCCGGAGTAATCCAAAGTACCACCGTTATCAGAACCAATAATAGAATTGGTTGCAGCTGCATCAAGTGAACCTGAAACAGTTGCAGAATCCTGTAAGTTTTCTCCTAGATATAATGATATTAGATTATCTTCATCTCTACATAATCTGATAAATTTTGGTGTAGTTGCTGCACCAAACTCATTGAAATCACCGGTATATAATTCTGTATTAGTTCCATTATGTCTAACTTCAGCCCAAACATCCCATCCATTTGTTGTATCATATTTTAATCCTAATCTAACACCATTCCCACTACCACCTGAATCCCATTTGGAGAATATACATTGTTCTTTACCATTAGTATTTCCGTCAAAATGTGTGGTATCAGCATTATAATGACACATTATATCAAATGTTCCTGTAAAGTCATGTCTTTCATCATGTGATATTGTTACCTCTTCACCGGCTGCGTCAAAATTAATATGATAATGGTCATCAAATTTGTAATTATCTGTTTCTTTTGTAAAGTTTGCAGTGAATGTTCTATCGTTTCCATCTATGTCAAATCCTCCTTCATCTCTTGCGGAGTGTTTGAAATTATAAATTGATACTAATGATTGTGTGTCTTCTACATCTTGTATATATGATACTATATCATTTTGTTGTATTTTTCCTGTTATTGGTATTGTGAATTCTCCCACGTCTGTTGCTCTTGTTCCGTTTGTGGTTACTTTTGATTTAAGCGGAATAATTACTCGTGTATTCACGTTTGCTCCTGTAGTGGCATTTACTTCTTCCACCACGAGTTTTACTTTACTCATGCTTTACTCTTACCTGTTACTATTGGATTCGATGGTAATCCTAAACCGTCACTGTTTTCTGCTTTTACTCTGACTTGATATGCTGTGTCTGCTGTTAATCCTGATATTGTTTTTGATGTTCCTGTTCCTCCAACAGTTGTTTCACTCCATGAATCATCTAATTGTGTTCTATACATAACAGTATAATCAGTAATTGCAGAACCACCTATTGTTGCTGGAGCAGTCCATGAAACATTCAAATCTCCAGATGAACTTCCTGCTACAGCACTTACTGATGTTGGTTGACTTGGTGCATCAACTTCAAATACTGTTACAACATCTCCTACAATGAAATTAACTGTCGCCCTATAAGTTACAGTTTCAGATGAGTTTCTTCTAAATCTAAATTTAGTAAAAAATCCTTCCTTGCTTAAATCATCAGTTCCATCATCTACAAGAAATCTAAACTTGTCATCAATACTGTTTGGTTGGAACATATTCATGAAAAACTTTACCTGTTCATTTGGGGTTGTAACTGAAGCAGGTATATCTGAAGAATCATCAGTTGTTACAACTGTAGAAGATTCATTTTTAATTAGCCAACTGAATGTGAATATTGATGTGTTACCCTCAACTTTTACCAAGACATTATCATCATCAGTTTCTTCCGGTAGAGGCATTGGACTTACCGGGGTGTTTAATTCAATAGAGAAATCATCGAATACTGAAGCAGTATATCTTAGAGATACTCCTCCACTTGCATTTAATTTTTCTAATTTTACTGTAGCCATATCACTGTCTCATTGAATTGTTGTCCTCCATCCAACCAAATACAAGTTCTCTTAATCCGTTAATAGCATCATCTGCAAAATTACTTCCTCCTCCATTTACTTCTACATTTACTTTGTTATTTGTGGTTCCACCAAACATTTGTTGAGCACCACTTGCCAAACCTTCGCCTAAACTAGCAAAGAAGTTTCCGGGGTTCAAGTTATTAAGTAAATTACCTATATTATTAATGAATGTCATAAAGTTATTCCATGAATCACCTAATAGAGTCCATATACTTCCTATAGATGAAAAGAATGATTTGAAACTATCCCATGCTGATTGTAATGTAGTTCCTACTCCACCTAGATTTTCTGAAATCCAAGTTGTAAATCCAGTCCATGCATTACCTATTAATGCTCCAACATTACCTAATGAACCTTGGAAGAATAATGTTAATGTAGACCATGCGTTACTTAATTTAGTTACAACGTCAGTCAACCCTGTTCCTATAGTTCCGGATAAATCTGTAAATAATGTATAAACAACACTCCACCAACCTGTCAGAGAATTTGCAACTGATGTAAAGAATGCTTCTACTTTTTCTCCTACAGCTGCATTTAAGTTTCCTAAATCTATTGCAAATTTTTCTACAGCAGTTGCTATATCTGATATCTTACCCCATCCTGCTGATGTTAAAATCAAACCAATTACAGGATTGAGTAATGAAACCCAAGATATTTCTCCTAACAAATCCTTTAGTGTTTCAAGTGGGTTATCTATAAATGCAACAAGTTTAGTTCCTATTTCAGTTCCCCATTGTCTCATAATTGGAGCCATCTGTCTATACCAAGGTATGAAAACAGTTCTCATTAAGTAAACGAAAAGTGGTCTGAATAAGAAACCGATAAAGTCACCTATAGGTCTTAGAATAAACATAATTCCTGTATTAAGTAATTTCATCATGCTTTGTAGCATAGGGCTTGAGTTAACTAACATTCTGGTAATTTGTCTTACCATTCCTACTCCTGCTGATACTCCTATTGCTAGTGCTGATAATTTTGCTATATTTCCCACGCTGAATTTTTCTAGGACTTTACTTACTCCTGCTACTCCACCTTGTTTTTGACCACCTGTAGTGTTTCCACCACTCATGATTTTTTGAAGTCTATCTAATGATGAAGAAGAAATAACAAATTCCATTTGAATTTTCTGCTCAGCTGACACTAGTAACTACCCCTTGAATAAATTATTAACGGTATCATTTATCCTCTTTTGTGATAGGGTCACCGTCCTTTTTAAATATTCGGTTGGTTGGCTATCTACAGTCGCTTTATCCCACTTGAATACTATGGCACAGAAGACATAGATTTCATCAGTGATTCTATCGAGTCCTCTCCTGTCATCGCTGTAATCCACGGAGTTATTAAGGTTTCTAAAGGGAATACCTTCATGACCTCGGACATGATTTTCGTTACTGTCTTACTAGGTAATTTATTTAAACTGGTAAGATTTTTAAAATCAATTGGGGATTTGGTAACGGCTGCCTGTAATACCATTTGTTGGTATAGTTGAATATTGACTTTCATTGCTTGTGGGTTTGAAATGTCTACACATTGTTTTAATATTCTTTGTGTATCTCCCCACGGAAGGTCATCAACAAATTCTATGGTTTCAGTGTTTCCATTAATTTCAACATCAAATGTTGGCATAAAGTAATATTAATTAACTTATATTTAAGTCTATGGGGGTGTTGATGTACTGTTATTGGCTGTTACTTGGACATTTCTTAATTGCCAGTTTAATGTCTCAAATACTGCTTCTCCCGGTTGCATTTCAGTTTGGTGTTCTGAAACACCTACTCCAGTAAAGTCTAAAATGATTGCTTTCTCATCATTTCCAGATAATCCATTTGTTAATGTGATTTGTAATGTTGCTATTCCTGTGTTTGCTGTAGTTCCATCAGCTGCATTAAATACTCTGTCTATTTGTGTTTTATCAACAGTTGCTGCTTTGAATTTTCCTGTCATTTCAAATATTTTACGGAAGGCTGAAACTGCATCTGCATTTCCCATTCCGTAAAGTAATTCAGTGTTTAGATTAAAGTTAACTTCAAATTCTTGTAATTGTGCAACTACTGTAGCGTCTGGTAGTTCTAATGTTGCATGAGCAAAAGTATATGGGAATTTAATATCATCCACTGCTATTGAGGAATCTAATGTAGTTCCTACTGCGTCTTCATTTCCCCAAGCCAATTCAGCTGTTGCTTTAACTGTTTCGCCTAATGATGCTTTCAGTGTCAATGAGTTTATAATGACACCTTTCATATTTCTAACCACATCACCTGTTTCACCGTCAAGTCCATGTTCTATATGCATAGTATGAGGAATAACAACACCGGTATTATCTGCTGTTAACGCTGTTTTATCAGAGTTCCAAATATGAGTATAATCTGAACCGGAGCCTGAAGTATCTACTGCATCTAAAATAATATCAAAAAACCAAGGATTTGAAACAACAAATTCTACAGAAGCAGAACCCTCATTTCTACCATAAGCATAACATTGAACTTCAATGTCATTTAATGCTGTTAATGGAATTTGATTATTTTTCCAAGTTACACCTGAAATTTTTTGTTCTAAACCGAAAACTCTAGTCTGTGTGGCTCCACCAGCAAATGTTGATTCTTTACCGTATTGAAGATAACCACTCGAACCAGTTCGTACCATGAGTTCAATTACCTATTCTGGCTTATAAAGTTATGGGTTCAAAATTCTGTATGTTGCTTCCATAACTTGACGATACATATTTCTGTAGTTATGGCTGAGGTTTTTTGTAGATGTTACTCTTAGGTCTGTATATCCTGTTCTTCTAACTTGGGCTTTGATGATTTTGTCTATGTGGTCTACTACGTCTCTGTGTCTTTCTTCTGTTCCATACCCCCGAATATCTATTAGAACTGTAGGGTAATGCAAATGGTCTCTACCGTAAAGGCTGAAATAATCAATCTTCTCAGTGCCGGGAGTCAAAACAACAATATCTTGTGTATCATCAATTATACCTGTAGCCTTTTCTTCCCAATTCTTTGTGAATCTAGGCTTTGGAATGTCACTATCATCGTAGTTCCATTCAGTGTCCATCATGGAAATCATGTCCTCTATCGCATCATATGAAGCTATACCCATCTAATTCATCCTTCCTCTGTTAAGTTCATGTGAACCACTATCATAATTAAGGATTGTGTTATAGTCTGATATTACTACTGAGTTTGGTTTTATTCCCTTTTCTGATATATGTGTTCTTAGTCTCCAAGATACCCATTTCAGTGCTTTTGCTAATCCTTCTGGAGACCTTTTTTTTCCGAATTTTAATTGTGCTTTTGTTTTTCCTCCACCTTTAATTGGTTTACCTCCTTTGGTTTTCCAGTAATTATACTCTATCATCTTTTTTAACTGTGGTCTTTTTTGCAAATATACATTTATCATCCAATCAGCAAAACCATCTTTATCTCCAAATATTTCTGCTGTCTTTGGTTTAATAACATATCCCTCTATAATTTCTTCATCATCTGTATCCTCAAGATAATCTTCCTCATCTCTTAACATTCCACCGGGAGGGGAACCATATTTCTCTATATCTGCTCCCATTGAATCTTGAATATTAACTTCCTCAATCAATGCATTAATAGCTGCATCTTTAAAACTTGCCTCGTTATCTGTGAATTGTTTGTTACCTGATGATTGTGATGAGTATTCATATAATGCCTCCCGAAGCCTTCTTCTTCTCTGACCTATCTGTCTGTTTGTAGTAGCAGTTCCTAACTTATCATTTACGGATTGTAAATATTTCTCTGCCTCTTCTCTTAATGCAGTATCAAAGTTGTACACCATTACGTAATAGTAACGATTTCTTGTCTTTGGCTGATAACTCTATCGATATCTTCTTTCCACATCTTGATTGAATCTTGCCAAGACCAACCGCCATCTCCTCCAATTGGTAAAATATCTGCTCTAAGGGATGTTGTCATTAATTCTATTGCAGTAAGTTTAACACAAATATCTTCAATGTCTTCTGGAACTGTAGAATCTCCATAACGATAAGTAATTCTGATTCTGTTCTTTCTCATTACGGTAAAGATAAATCCTCTCATGTAAAGTCTTCCGTATTCCGGTTCTAATTCATAAGTTCCGGGAGGACTATCAGTAATATCAGTATATGCTGCTGCTCCTCCACCAGAGCCATCACTTGCACCGGAGAATACTTCAATCTTATCTCCAGAACCAGAAACCAATCCACCCTCGGCAGATGTTCTAATATTTCTATGTCTTAGGAAAATAGGAGTACCCCATCCGAATTCGTAAATAATTGGTAAATCATGAACTTCTGTTTTTGCTGTTCTTTCTCTCCATGCGTGTCCTGTCCTTCTGTCTATTTCATCTTCTTTACGATTGATTAGTTTCTCTACTTGTGTGATATTAGGAGTTGTTGTGTCTGTTATATCCACCCGAAGAAAATCTGCTACGTCTTGAACGGAACAATATGTAGTAGCCATATGTTTAAATATAAGTTAATGCTTTTAAAGATTTCTCTAGTTATCTATTAGAATTATATCAAATCCACCTGATACATTAGAGTTATTTGTAGTCACAGTTGCTTTTAATTTTATATCTGATTTTTCAGTAATTTTTATGTATGGATTATTCATGTGTTGAACATGGCTACTTCCATGTGAGTGACCACTTAGAAGCATTTTGATTTGAAATGTCTCGCCAAATGGTCTTACATATAACTCTACCTCTAATGCTGTGGTTGTCTTTCTTCCTACAGAGGAGAATATATTTGTTAAATATGCAGTCTTACCTGCTGGTACTGTATAAATTGCCATTAATGTTTGATTTCTTCCATCTGTAATCTGTGCTGAAACTGTTGCATCTGTTTGTGCTGTTGCAGTTATATCTCCTACTGCCTCCCCACCACTTCCTGCACTAGTGACTTTCATTCTATGTATTCTAAGAAATGATTTAGTTGTAGGAACATTAGCAGTTCCATTTAATGTTACATCTTCTTCAATTTCATTATAATTAGCATCAAGACCTTGTATGTTAATAGTTCTTGCTCCTGTTCCCCCTGATGTATCATTGATATCTGTAGAAGTGATATCATGAATTCTTGCTTCCGTGGGAAAAACATAAATACCTCCACCATCCCAAATATCTTCAGAACTTATGGTATCTATGTCCGGATTATTACCAAATTTATTAATATGTTGAAATCCTACAAACTCATCATCAGATATGAATAGAGGCGAATCTAGTAATTTGAATGTATCTAATGTTCCCATTAATTTTCACCACGATGGTAAATACTTACCGTTCCGTGGCTATCTGCTACACTGGACTTTACTCTAACTACTAATCTTGTATATGGATTATCTAGTGTTTCTATTGTAGGTGCTGCACTTGCAGCAAGAGTTGTCTCTGCTTTGATTTGTACCCAACCATTATCATAATCAGTGTTATCAGTTCCTGTCATTGCAGTATGATTGACATAAGGTTCTGCTGTTGCCCATATTTCGTAAACTACTGCATTTGAAGAATCTGTATTGAAAAGTGTGATTACTGAACTTCTAATACCTCTACAGTCAACATCGAGGTAATCCGTATAAGTATTAGTTGATGTGAAATTTTTGTTACGGTTATAAAGACCTACTAGAGAACCACCATCGTTATAGAGTTTTTCTCTTGGTTTATCTTCTTGAGCCATAATATTCTATTTTACGCTTCTAGTTTATAAAGATTATCGTAATAAAAAAAGAAGAAAGTGGCTACTTGTAGCCGAATACACGTAGTTTACAGGTCATAGTGATAGAATCTGCGTCATCTGCTTCATCAAAAGCTGCGGATGCAGTTCCTGACTCATAGATTTTTAGTTTTCCTAATGTGGCAGAGTTATTAGCACCTGCGACATATTGCACTGAGTTGCCTGTTGAAACCTCTAGAACTTCACAAGCTATGATAGTATCGATTCTTCCATCTAATGAAAGGTCTACTACATTTCCTCCGATATCGTAATCTTCGGCACTGTAGGTGACATCTACGATTGCTACTTTAAGCTTTGAAAGAAGTTCTGCTTGTGTAGATAGTGTCTTTCCAGTAATACTCTCGTAATCGGAGTTTACTGCTATTGTTAAAGCCATTAATAATATGCGGATGGAGTGATATATAAAGATTAAAAAAAGGGAAAAAGTGGGGTTTGGTAATCTAGAGTTTGATATCTCTGATTTTACCTTGTGATTTAAAGTGTCTACAGACAGTTTCTCCCATTGTTCTGAACAATGCTTTCTCAACAAGTGTATTACTGTTGATGAAAGGATAACCCGGAGTACGTCTAGTGGCTTCGTAATACTCTGTTGGAATTGCGACTTGAATTCCGATTCTTGGATATCCGAATCCTTCAGCATCAGATGTATCTAATGCGAACAATCTTCCTACTTCAGTTGAACCATTTTGTGGTGCATCCTTAGTTGGAACGAATGGGATACCATAGAGTGAGTTTACGTGGATACCTACACCAGTACCATCGAATGTCTTAATTCCGTTAACATCGACTTGTACAATCTTCTCACCGTAAGGATTTGCAACCCTGACTTGTGGAAGGTATAAGCCTTGAATTTCGGAGTAAACTTCGTGGCTTCCGAGGAATACGTTTGGGTCTTTACCACCAGCAATTCTGATTTTTCTCAAATGAGTTCTAATAACATCATCTGTTAAAACACCGTCAGTGCCGATAGTACCAGAGGCTGAATCTACAGTTGCATCATAGGTTGTTCCGGAATCTCTGTCAATTGCAGAGGTTGTTCCTTTCCAAGGGTCATAGTAGTCAGTATATGTACCACCCAATGAATCTTCTTCAGCATCAGCAGAAATAATTCTGTCTAATGATTCAAAGTCATTAGTACCACTGAAGTTTGCACTTGCAGCAGCTGCATCGGTCTCAACATCGTTGAGTAATGCTTGGTTGATAAGTTCTTTGTGTTGAACTGCCATATACAATCTAAGTGAACCTAGTCCACCCCAGATGTCATCTTTACTGTGATTGGACAACCACTCCATAACCTCAGATGTACTGAAGGTTAATGCCATAGTCTTTGGTCTAACATCAATTTCAGCAATTGTAGGCTTAATTGTGTCAGGAATTACACCGCCCTCGGCTACACCACCTTTAGCAGTGTTACCTTGTGCAGTATCGACTGTTGGTCTAGCAGTGATTACACGCCATCCAGATTTATCCCACGGATATTTTGGCAAGATACCGAAAGCATTTGCTTCAAGGTTCAATTGTGCCCATGCATATGCACCAAAGACTGCGTTGAAAACGCCACCTGTTGATGTCAACATTGGGTTATTGGTCTTAGCAACTAAACTTCGGCTAAATCCACCATAATATAGAGACTCTAATTCGTCCATAGTTCTAATGCCTGTTACCATTATAGAACACCCTCCTTATCGTATTTTTCTGCGATGTCTAAGAGACTCTTACCTACCATTGACAAGTTTTCGTAACCTGCACCTCTACATTTCTGTAGGATTTGGAATGGCAAAAGGTCTTCTTGACCAGAACTTTTAGATACGTTTGTGGTTGGTCTTTCTACTGGAGAAGTTACATGAGATTCGACAGATTTTTCCTGCATTTTAAGGTCACCTTTATCGGATTCTGGTTTATCTTCAACCTTTCCATTGGCATCTTGGATACCGGATTGGTCACCAGTTGGATATGGGTCTTTTGGTGCAGTGACTTTGTCACCAACATCTTCGCTATCAGCAGTGCCTTTTGGACTCTGTGGTAGGTCTGTTGGGGTCTCCATTGCTTTCTCAATTTTCTCTTCATGAGATTTTAAGGTCTCATTAATAGATTTGAGTGCTTCTAGGATTGCCTTGTTGGTTTCTTCTTGTTCGTCAGATTTTTTCTCTTCAGAAACTTTTTCGTCTTCGTCTGCTTTTTTCTCTTCTTGAGGTTTTTCCTCTTCTTCGGCTTTAGCTATGTTTTTTATGTCTTCTAATGTGGTCATGTTGTTATAGTATTTCTATATAAAGGGGTTTATAAAGATTATGTCTCCACTTTCATTGACTAAATTTCCCTCTGGAGAAACCTCAATATTGCTTCCATATTGTGCAATACCTTCAGGTGATTTAGAAAATTTAGTTACATCAATAATCCATTCTTCCTCTGTTCTATTCATATATGCTTTGGTTGTTAAGTTCTTTAGGAATGTATCTGGTAACGTTACTGGTTGTTCTTGGTAGTTTTCTATGTAATCTTTTATGGCTAGATGTAATTCTGAGTTTGTATCTGATGTTTTATTTTCCTCCCAATATTTCATGATTGATTCCTCGAATGATGATTTTACTGTTGGGTCTTTAGGAGTCTTTGGGTTTGATTCTAGTTTCTCTGGGTCTCCTAGTCTTGCTGGGTCTGTTACTTGTTGTGATACTTGATTGCTTCCCCCACTTCCTTGAACTGAAGTGTTATATGCACCTAATCCTCTTGGATTCTCAGTTCCACCTACAATATCTTTTTGTAATGAGATTTGACATCCACATGATTTTTTAAAATATTCTCTATCACCAGTTGGTTTATCAACTTCATCTAAACCTGCTTCTGATAAATCTGGTTTCTCTGAGCAACTTTGAGATTTAGAATCACATTGGTTTCCAACACCGGTTCCAGTACCTGCTGCTTGAGCACCTGTATCTTTATGTTTAGTATCCATTGGGTTTATTCCATGTTCAACATTATGTCTGCTTCCACAGTATGCTTCAGGGTCTTTAATTCCCGGTTTCTTTCCTTCTCCTGATATACATGATTCAGTTGAACTGTATTCTTGTTTACCTGCATGAACTTTGGTGTCTTTGTCTACGTGTTGTTGGATTGAACCACAATAACCTCCGGGATTTTTAACAGTTGGGTCTTTCTTTGCGTGTGCTTCACAGGCATCGAATTCCATCTTACCCCATTTTGTAGGTAATGGTTTAGTTTTATCTTCAGGGAAATCTTCTTCATCTTGACCGAAGAATGATTTTTTATCTGATTGTTGTAAACCTTTTGCTTCTCCTACCATAGTTGGAACGTCTTTTGGTTCTGCTTCAATTCTTTTTGATTCTCCAAAGTTTGCTTTTCTAACTTCTGCGTTAATATAACAAGTAGTACCATCACATTTTGCTTTGAGTTCTTCACCATCTTTTTCAACATGATATGCTTTTGTTGTTCTAATACCTTCAGTTTTTCCATTTTTGTCTGGATGTTTTTCATTTTTCCATTCGTCAAGAACTGTTACCTGTGTATTTTCATCTTCATCATCCTCAATCTTAACCAATGAGTCTTTTTCAACATATGATTTTGCTAATGGGTTAATATCTGTAATTAATGCGAATGCAACTGCTGGGTCTTCACATACTGCTACTTCATAAATTTCTAGGTCTTTTAATCTATATGCCATAGTTCCATCTGATTGTACTATTGGTTCTCT